TGAACTCAACGCCCGTGAATCGATGATATTCTGGTGTTGCTAAGTCCAGGAATCGACGCTCAAGCGTAAATGATCGCCTAGTATTCCCTGATATTAAGACGTTTGTACTAAATGATCCGCACATGACGGCTTGAATCAGTTCATCGAAAGCACCGTACTCTAGCTCAGATGAAATATCGCCACCGATAGTCTTGTTCCCATGTCGGAAATCTTCAACTTGTCGATCGCCTCTCAGTTTCTCGGACTCAATTCCGTCCTTTGTCATACCGATTGTCGTCGCTGTATGCGGAATCGGTGTGTAAGTTGGATTGTTCGGTGTTGTTCCGTAAGTTGATTCTGCAACATAAAACAACGAGTGTTGCGCTCCGTTTGCGATTGCCATATTTTTTACCTCGCCGTCATGTATGAATAAAAATTAATGGATACAGGCACTGCTTGCCAACTTCCACCAATGATTGCCGGATTGATCGACACATTGATTATCCGAACTGTGTTGCTATTGTACGTCAAATTTGTGCCTCGTTTGAAATGATCTGCGATCGTGTCGGGAATATTTGTACGCCCTGTCCCAGCCACCGTGAACACATCAACTTGATATACACCATCGATTCTGTCTTTACCTGATGCTCCAAGAGCAGCTTGGACAACATCAGCAGGGAGAAAGTTTGCTCTCAAATAGCTTTCATTTGCCGCTGGCTCGTATGGGATGTTTGGAAATGCAATATCTAAACCGCCAGACATACTTGCTAATCTAGCATCAAGTGCGGCTTGTACATCGTTGAATACCGTACTCACGACTGCAAAGCCCTGACTAGTGCGCGAAAGTATGGCCGCACCATGCCTTGCGGAGCGAGTTTTGAGAAGCCACCGACAGTTTTACCAGTGCCTTTCTTCGGCGGGTTTGGGTATAACCCGAACTCTACCACGCGAGCATAAGGCAGATTGTTGGTGAAGAAGAAAATATCTCCTAGCTCAAATTGAGCTATGGTTTTCTGAGCTTCATTTGTAGCCTCACCATTGCCCCCTTGTTGTTTTGTATCAAGTTGCGCGAGTTTGGCTTGATTAATACTCGACTGCCAGTTCCCTCGTAATCTTCCAGACTCTACTGGTGTCTGGATAATCACGTTTTTTGTAAAATCTAGCAGACTACCTCGTATCTTTTCCTCACTCGCTTCTGTCACCTTGACTGTAAAACGACCTAAATCTTGACCAAGGCTCATGCTCTCACCTGTAGATCGACTGAAACCAAGGTGTCAGATGGTTTGCGCTCATTGATTGCTATGACGCGAAACACCTTACTATCCAGAGAAATTGTGTCATTGAGGACATAAGTGTGCGGCTCCGACAAGATGCGTCGATCGCCTTGCTGTATGGTGCTTCCGTCAATTTCTGCATCATTGTAGTTGAACACACAACAAAACTTGCTAAACGTACTGGTGATGTCGCTAGTCTGGCCTGTTGCCGTGTTATACGAACCTTTGGACGTTCTGGTAAATGTAAGCTCCCGCCCGAAACTCTTGATCAATGCTGTCGCTTTAGTCGAAAGCGTTCCGTATGAAAAGCTCACGACCTCATCACCTCAAATGCTGGTCTGATTATCTTGCTGAGTGCAAATGTAAGAGCCGGAGTGGTGACACGATTCTCACTATTGTTTGCGTAGGTCACTTCAATGTCGCCAACCTTTTCTCGTAAGGTCTTACGATCTTCTGTGTTTAATTGGCTATTGCCAGACTCTTGAGCAAAGATTGCCTCATACAGAGCGAGTTTGACATCGTTAGGTATCTCTGTTGCGTCTGCGTAGTAGCCATCGATCATTGCCTCAGTTCTAGGCCACTGCAAAGGTTGATTTTCGTTTGCCTTGAATCCGATAAACGTCTGACGCTCGAAAAAATCCATCGCTCGATAGATTGATTGAGTCACTTTGGCATCGTTACCGTAAGTCAGATTTCTTAAATTAGCCCAATCCTTAAAGTTTTGCAGTGAAACGTAAGTGTTCGCGCCACTGACGACTGACCCATCCTCAACGACAAGGCTCATTTCTTCACCTCGTATCCATTAGAGCGATAAACATCAACCATACAAGGATCGACTTTGACGACTTTACCCTCGCCATTGACCATCGTGACTAAGTTTGGATTTTCATCATCTGCGACTTTTTTGGTTTTCGATTCAGCCATCTCTCATTCCTTTAGTTGAACCGACTCGGGCGAACTAGCAGAACTCCGCGAATCGGCTCAAGTAAAACGGGGGACAAGCCCCCGTATAGTTTTAGCCTAGCAGAGTTGCGATGAAGTCTGATTTCCAGCACTTCACGCCAAACGCGACAGCAACTTCGATCATGGCCTTACGATAACCCTTATAGAATCGAACTTCGTAGACGATTCCGCTATTCGGGTCTTGAACCGTGATTGCATCATCAGCATTATCACCACCTTCCGGTACAGCAGGAGCGCGAACAGCGAGTTCGATCGCACGACGATGAAACGCCATATTTGCCGTGTAATCGTTGCCGATTGTCATTTCTGTCGTATCAGCTACGGTTGACCTGATTCCAGGCGCGCCGATCACGATATCGCCACTCGTCGCAACCAATCCGGTGTTGACGACATACTTGTTCACGGAATCGCCAGCAAACGTGACAACATCCCCAGCAATGATACCTGTCGTGTTGACCGTACCACCGTCTAGTGAAATGGTTGTCTGACCGACCACTTCGCCTGATCCGTTATTAATATCGTAACCTGTACCCGCACCTTTCGTATGCGATTGGACTTGTGCCGACTCACGCACCGCCAAGCCTTGCAGATCGAGCAAAGTGCCTTGACGTAACAGCGTATCGTTTCCAGCCTGATTGACTGATTGCAATGTTGAGAGCTGACGCAGATTTGTTCCGGCTAAAGTATTTAAGACCAGACTAGCCTGACCATCATTTGGCGGCATTCCGTTATCGACCAGAATCTGTCGAATCTCTGCGACTTCATCAAAGTTCGATCCGAATGGTGTTGTGCCAGCCGTCCCGAAAGCTCTGGATGCAGAGTTCTTTGCTTGTGTAGCAATCTCCACCTCCATCTCATTGGTCAAAGCTCTCATCGCTTGCGCGATCATGTCACCGTAAACCGTGTCGTAGCCAACACCATTATTCAAGTGCAGTTGATCTTCACCAGTGAACGGGATTTGAACAGCGCGAGACTTGTTGATGGTCAGAGTTTTGTTGTCAACCGTCTGATCGGTTCCTTGCGGAATCGTCATAGATTCAGTGACATCACCGACAGTCGATTCGCGTGTAAACGCGGCTCTTACAACGTCACCTTTTGCGGCACGCTCTGAGCCATTTGCATTGATTGTAACGGCAGGAATAAAGCCAACTAGCTCCCGTCCTACCACGTCAGCCGCGACATAAATATCTGCGGCGAGGTCTGTTAATACGTTAGCCATTGGGGCTACTCCTTCATTCGTTTACAATTTTACCTTTGCCACGAACGAATAAAGCTCTGTCTTTTTGCGACAATTCATCGAACTGGCTTCGGCTCATTTCCTTAACTTCAACACTAGCCCCGCCCGTGCTTCGGGTAGCCCCACCACCCTGAGATTGAATGCCATCAACCAAAAAAGAATATTCAGTCTTAATTTTGGCACTCAGGTCATCCAAAGATGATACCGTCAACTGACCATTATCATCAGTCACCCGGATTTCATTATCTACAAGGGTCAGCCTCTGGCTGATTTCCTTTTCTAGGATTTTCGCCTTCTGTACGTCCTTTGTCAACGTCCCGGCAAGCCGCAACGCCTCAGACTTGATGGTCTGTTGTTGCTGGCTCTGAATCATCTCATTGAGCCGTAAGTTGATCGATTCATTTTCGGCTTTTTGGCTTTCATATAGTTCTTTGTATTGGCCGTTTTCTTGGGCTTGCTTTTCTTTTTCATCGCGTGCTTTGGCATCTGCTTGCTCCTTCGCTTTTTGAATCGCTTTCTTTTCAGCTAACAATTCATCATTTTTGGATTTCAGACCAGCTATTTCCTGATCTAATCTTTCTTGGACTTTTGCTTCAATCGTTGATTCGATTTCGGTTTGTAGTTTTTCCTTTTCAGTATCTTCGATTTGAAGGTCTTTCAATGTTTCCATGCTTCACCTCTAGTTTGCGTGGTTGCGGCTCTGCCGCGTTATAAGTCTATGCCTTGTCCGATCAAAGTGAATATCTCACCATAATCGCCTTGAATGTCTTCTGGGAGCTTTGACACAAGACCCCGAATGATATCTAAATCTTCATTGTTGATATTATCAGATTTATCAAATATCTCTTCAATCTCAGTGATGATACTCTGTTGTTCACTTGTAAGCATTTGCAATCATATCCTCTATCAACTCAATAAATTTGGGACTACATCGTTGCCTTTGTCCTAAAAAATAAGCACTGAAGTTTTCAGCAAACCACTCAACTGTCTTTGTCTGTCCATATTGGCTTGGTGATGTTTCCTTCAACTCTTTGCGCGAACTTTTCCACAATTTATTCATCCGTTGTTCGATCGGGCTGAAGTTATTCCACTCGCGTGTTGCTAATCTTTCATTAAATTTGGTTGGGCTGAACTTGTAGGTCTGGTGAACATGATGAGCAAACTCATGAATCATCGTTGATCTGTAGGTGTCGAATCGTGTTTCCTGATAACTTGCGACACTCCACGGTTTGTTTTCTGCATCTCCTTGGTTCCATGCAGATCGGTTTGTTGCCAACTTACGTCCTGCTGTATCATCGGTAGCGAGTCCGGACACTCTTCGACCCATGAGTTTCTGATTGATCGATAAGGTTGCGTCACCCATTGAGGCGTTGACTCGTGTTCCTCGTCTGGTTTGCATTCCTCTAAGTTTAGGTATATTGAACAATCGAGATAGGCTGTCAAAATCTTCTAAACAAGCCTCAGTAGCGACCGCGATATCGTCATCAAATCGAGAAACGGAACCCCAATTCTTTTTACCTGAGTATCGCGTATCTGAATACTGTCTAGGATCTGCATTGCCTTCTTCCACATATGCCTTAAGACGTTTTCTTGCTTCTTTTGGTGTCTTGAATTGAATCTCTGATGTCGGTCTGAAAGTATATGTCGGTGCTTCTGGGTCTGGCAATGTCGGTCTGATTGCTTGTTGTATCGTGGTTTGATTGAATGTGATATCTCTGTCTTTTAACTCTTGCAGTGTCAGAGTCCGACCATCGCTGTCGATAAATCGGGATAAAGGCAAACGCTGTTGAGCGAACAGGCGTTGACGCTCTTTGCCCAGCACCTCAATCTGAAACTCTTTGGACTGCTTCCTTAACCATTGCTCATAATTGAGTTTTGCGCTGACCACCCCACGCCCTGACGATCCCACCGCACCTCTTTGTCCCTCAACATCGAGTTCAAATTCTTTCTTGACCTTGGGGACAATGGTAGAGCGACAGCCAAAGTGGGCTGGCGGCTTCGGTGATCTCTCAGGATTATCAGATATCGGATAGATCAAACCATCTCGACTCATACAAATGAACGTAGTACGGCTATCGAGAGTGGCGACCCATTGGTATCCTTCAAGAATATCAGCGTTTTCCTTCAACGTTTCGTTTCGAGCTTGTACAGCTAAGTGGTTAGTCCCTGTCCTAATCAACGTTTTGACCTGATCTTTCTTCAGACT